AATCCCTAAAGCATTTTTATCTTTTATGAATGTTTCTAATTTATTATACTCTGCCTTCTTATCAGGATTAGTTCCTTCCAATTCCTTTATCTCATTTTCAACATCAGTTATCTGTTTCCTGATAGTCATGAGTTGAAAATTAGTTTGACTAATAGTTGTATTAATATTATTAACTTCAGTTGACAACTCAGTAAATTTTTCTAATCTCTGTTCTTCTTGTTCTATTGCTTCTAGTAGTTCGTCCTTACCAATACTGATATCTTTTATCTTATCATCTAGATCATCTGTCATAGTAGCAACAAATTCTTTTTCGAGTTCCTGAGAACAAGTAGGACAGACATCATGGTCTTCAAAAAACTTACGATCTTTCTCGCATGTGTTCAACTTATGTGTCAACTTTATTAAAAACGTGTTCAACTTCTTCAACTTCTCACTAGACTTAGAATACTCTTTCATTTCTTTATTAAGTCTTTCGATTTGTTGTGTGAGAATCAAAACTTCTTCTGTACCATGTGTCTCTGTTGTTTGGTATTCTTCTATTTGTTTTTGTTTCTTCTTAATATCTTCTTCAGTTCTCTTTTCTAAAGTTAACATGTGTTGCTTCTGCAACTCTATCTTATCTTTTAATAAATCTATTTGATAATCTACATCACGTATCTCTACATTGTTTTCTTTCACTCTGTCTTTCAGTAACAGATTCATAGTAGAGAATACTTGTATGTCTAGTATGTCTTCTATTATCTCTCGTCTCTGTGGAACAGACAACTTCATAAATGGTACAAACGTAGATGAACCTAACACCACAATCTGTGTGAATGATTTATAGTTCATCTTAAGAACACTGTTCTCAAAATTCTTTTGTTGTTCGTTTACTGAACTCTCTTTATCCCATAGCACACCATTACAATATATCTCAAACTTACTGGGTTTCATACCACGTACAACTTTGTACTCTATCTTACCAATACGAAACTCAATCTCTGCTACACAATCTTTTTCGTTGATACTATTGACCAACATACTTTTACTAATTTTACGAAACGGTCTAGCAAACAAAGAAAAAGTAAGAGCATCCAAGATGGTACTCTTACCCGCACCGTTACTACCAACAATTAAATTTGTTCTTCCTTCTGTAAGGTCAATCTCACTAAAAACATTTCCAGTTGATAGAAAATTCTTCCAACGGATCTTTTCAAAAATTATCATTCTAAATTGTCAGGTGGTATTATAAAATCGTCAGGTGTGATGATGGAAAATTTTTGTCCTCTTTGCTGACATGCATCTATTATAACATGATCTTCCATTTCCACAACCATCATGGAAGGATATTCTGATACATCTTCTAACATTGTAAGATATCTATTTGCATCATCTTCTATTTGAAATATAGGTATAATCCTATTTTTATCTTTATCAAATAATGAATAGACTCCATCATTGTGGTTTTCTAGTGTAAGTACAAACATTATCCAACGTTACAACTTTCAATATATAGGGATCTCATGACATTCTTGAGTGAAGATTTGTCTACAGCGATATCCACTTCGTCAATATATTCATTCAAAAGAGTCATTGTATCCTTAGTCTTTAAGTCTACATCATCAATGTCATCTGTGTCAACTAGGGTTTCTACTATCTTGACATCATGTGCTCCTACGTTGTAAAGGCGATCAACCAATGTCTCGAACATTCGGTAGTCTCTTTTTTCTTCAACGATGATCTTGACGTACTTGTCTTTATAATTAGATACATTTGATTTGTTGTAGTCATACTTGGCATCATCGTAGAAGATCTTGTCAAATATTTCGTAAGGATTTCTGACAAATTTAAGTCTATCAGTTTCAGTATCGTAGATATGAAATCCACGAGAATCTTTGTAATCATTCCAATACATCTGGTAAGGATTGCCAAGGTATTGTACATTACCTCTTTTTGATTTGTGATGGAAATGTCCTGACCATACACGATCAAAGTTTTTAAAATCACTCACAGAAAATCCACCATCAAAATGCATACCTGGTGTAACTTCAAAACCATCAACTTCCATGTGACTACACATGATGTCAGCATTACTACTCTTCATAGTTTCTACTGCTTCTTTCTTATTCTCAGAATTAATCCAAGGCATCATAAGAAAGTTTTTACCACCAATAGTTACATGTTCTGGTGAAGAATAGATAGTTATATTCTCATAGTTTTCTAATAATAACTCAGGAGAATTTATCTTATTAGTATTCTTATAGTAAGTACAATGATTACCAAGAATCATATGCACGTTGTAATCTTTTAATCTCTCGAAGTAATTAGTCTTAACTCTGTTAAAAGTATTATAATCCAGAGACTTTCTATTATCAAAGGTGTCGCCAAGGTCAAATACCGTTGTAATACCTTCTTTCTCAAGAATTGGGAAAAATATGTTATCATAAAATTTTTGAAAGTAATTCCAGAACGGAAGAGAACCCTTACGTCCATCTAAATGTTGATCAGTTATTAGTGCTATCTTCATCTTTCTTCCATTCCTTTTTTTCGTAATCAAAGTTAGGGTGAGGGGCAGCAGAAATCACTGGGTCTTTAGTCTTGTTTTTAATAACAATAAATCTATCAGCAGCAAATGTCCCTGCTAAATTCACCTCAATCTCATCTCCATCTTTCCAGTTAACAGTGCCATCCTTTTTAGTATGTCGCATTGCTTCTTGGATCTTTTCAATAATTTCAGTTGTTAATTCCATAGGGTGTTAAATCGTAATAAGGGATTTCTAATGGTTCACCCTTAAGTGGTGTTGGTTGTCCTATCTTGTCTAAGATCTCAGCAGGAATTTTTTTCTTAGAAATATCATAGGGTATCGGTGCGTTTGCTACACACACTCTAATACATTCCCACTGTTCCTCAGTAAAAAAATTATTGTGATATCCGTGGCGATTAATCATCGTGGTCATCCCAAGGATCTGCTAATCCTTCGTTTGCAAAGAATGCTTTATACACTCCAAATCCTGCTAACAATACTATAATTACTATAAATGAAATAGCAAAAGTGATGTTTGGATTTGCATTGTAGTGTGGTATGATTGCATTGCATTTAGTCCAAGTACCTGGCAATGTATAGACAGGTGGACAAGACAGCAATAGATCTCTTATAGCTAACATTTCTGTTCCCATTAATTTATCCAATCTGGTTTGCGAGATGGGTCACGTAGATAGTTGGTAGCAACCCAAGGTTTAGATGCAACATAACGTTTGTATGCAGTGAAGATGTCAATACTTGTATCGTACTTGAACTCGTCAGGACCTGCAAATGTAAATGATGATGGTAAGTATGGACTAGGTGCAGAAGGTATGATAGTTGTTGCTTCTATCAATGTCTTCTCACAACTGTGTGACTTGCCATAGCGATGCTCGTACTCGTTGCAAAGAGCAAGACCATGTGCTAGTAACCACCATGTATTTTCTAGGCAAGAGTTTGCCCATATAGTGCAAGGATGATTACGGAATGCACCCTTGTCTGTCTTGTATGCTTGACCATCAAGACGATGTAGATCACCATAATTGTGACCCCACTTGTCAGAGCATACTATAGATAGCATTTGACAAGTTTCTAGAGGCATCTTGACAACGTGTTTGTCAGGTAGATGTCTAGCGGATGTAGTTGGTGATGGATCTGTTACAAAGATATTCATTCGGATGCTCGCCAGTCTTTTCTCATTTTAACATATATTTCATTTTTTGCAACCATGTCACGAACACTCTTAAATATTTTAGCAGACTTAGCAAAATGACAAGTAGCATGATCTTTTTCTTGGGGTATTACATTTCCTTCTTTATCATACTTTTTACCGTCTCTATGATTGGCATATCTCCTTGATCTAGTAAATCCCATTTCTAAAAACTTACGACACATATCCATACCTATAAAGTCTTTCTCTTCTAGGTAATCTAGATACATGTCGAAGATAGTATGTGCAGACATCATTGCAATCTTTGGAGTCTTAAATCTCCAATGAGCACAGATATCGTTAGTATAAGGGCGAACCAGTAGAACCCCTTGCTCCCCTCTTCCAATACGATATAGTTTACGAGTCTCCTCGTTTGTAAAGTCAAGTCTTTTATAATCGAGATCATAATCAAATTCTTTCATAATCAATAAACTGGTATTCAGTAAACTTATATACTCCAGTATAATCTGGAAACATTTCTCTGAGTCTTCTTGTGACAGCAAGTCTACGTTCAAAGCGATTCATTCTTTCAACTTCGCTAGTGTGTCTTCTTAATATACTCTTCATGTGTTTTATTTAAAATAACGATGCGTCCGTTTTCAATGATAAATTGTAACTCATCATCGTTACTCCACATAAGTTCTTCATACAATGCGTTCAATCTACGCATATCATCATATAAGTCGTTAGGCATTAGCGATTCATTTTGGTTTCTATGTTTTCTTTGATGCTACCCATATCAGAATAAGAAGCGTTCATACCTGACATGTTACCAGTATATCGGTCTGTGTGCATTACCTCATCAAATCCAGATCTTTCTAATATCTTTCCTTTGATTTCTAATTGTTTCTTTTCCTTTTGTATACGTCTTAGAAACGCATAGTATATAATCTGTGTGAAATAAGCAAAAGGGTTCTTTGATTTTTCTGGATTAAAGTTATCAATATACTGCAAACAGTTTTCAATACCATCACAAATCATATCTTCTCTAAACATATAGTTTACGAAGTTTGGTTTGTATGACAGGTGTGTTGCGATTTTTAAAAAACAAGATCCTATATAATTATTTACTCTAGGACGTGCTTCTCCAGCTTCCTCGGCAGCGTGAACTTGCTCACGATAAGCTGTTATCGCAGCGAGAAATTCTTTGTTATTTACATAGTACTCAGTTTTTTTTCTTTTCATTACTGCGTTGAATGATGTCTTTAGTATAGCAAATGAAAGGAGTTTTGTAAAGGTACTTGACAAACTGTTATTTTACCAGTAGACTAACTCTGTCAGGGGTTAAGGGATACAACTAGCTCTTTTTAAATATATCTTCTAAAGACTTCTTGAATTTAGACACCGACCCGACATAGCCTGACTTTCTAGGTAACTTGTCAGCAGTGTTTGCCAAGGTCTGACCACTCTTCATTCTTTCCAATGTTTTTACATAAAATTCTTTAATAGTAGGATCTATCTCAGACATTGTAACAATATGTTCTCGATTCAAAACAAACATATCCTCAAACGTCGCCGACATCCATTCCTTAAATGTAAAACCAGAAATTTCTAACGCACCTTTTCTTGACCTCTGCATTTCTACTTGAAGAGGATCTTCTAACATAACTTTATCTTCATCTTCAAGATAGATAACCTTTGCTACTATCTCTTCACCAGTTACGATTTTTATTGTTGAATAAAATTCTTCGTCTTTCATATTAGTTTGCTCTAAGGTTTACTCTTATAACTTCATACTTAAAGTTTTCATTGTTGTATATGTTTACTCTTTCATTCAAATGCTTCAGCGTATAGTTCTGTCCACCAATGTCATCTGCAATGTCATACAACGTTGCTATGTCCTTACCTTCTCCTTTCCTGAGAACCCTACCGATTGATTGTAGGTTTCTGATTCTGGACTTTGATGGTGAAGCGAACACGATGTTGTGAAGACGCTTAATGTTAATTCCAGTTGAGAAGGTGCCGTAAGAGGCAACGATGATTGCATTTGATTCCGTCTCTGTTAGATTGCGTACTTCTTCCCTATCTTCTACGTCAGTTCCTCCGTGTACAAAAAATACTTTACGTGAGGATTCTACATTATTATTTATCAATTCGTATAATGGTGTACCATGCTTTTCTACATAGTTAAATAGTACTAGGGTGTTACCATCTAGGTCCTTGACTAGATTCTTTATGAGGTTATTTCTACCTTTATGCTCCACAAGATATTCTATTTCATCTTGATATGTCTCGAAATACTGAGGAGCATGTTTACAAAGTAGGATTTTTATCCTAAAATTAGAAAGGTAACCTTCCTTGATTAGATCATCTGTTTTAGTTACTTGTTCACACTTGCCAAACAAACCTTCTAGTACCCACTTGTGAGTCTTACTCCCATCTAGAGTACCAGTAAAACCAAACCTATACTTGGCATTGTGTAACTTAGTCATGATACCTGTCAATGACTTTGACTTAAAAAGATGTGCTTCATCACCAATTACGCAATCAATATCATCAAAGTATCTTTTAGGAAACTTGTAGATAGATTGCCAAGTTGATATTATAATAGGTTTGTCAGTATTCTTATCCTTACCACTATAAATTTTATGAACATGAGCAGTAGCATTCCACCCGTAAGAAATAAAATCATTGACCATCTGCTCAACGAGGGATGTAGTTGGGACGACTATAAGTATCTTCTTTGCGGTGGCAGCATAGTATCTGACTATGGAGTAGATCATGAGAGACTTCCCAGATCCCGTAGGAGAAAGTAACAACTTACGATTGTTCTTTATTGCTTCATAGACAGCATGATATTGATAATCTCTAGGTTCTATCTTAGAGATTTTTTTCATGTATTGTTTTACTGCTGGTAATGAGATTAATTTATTGTCCTGACTTATATCTCCATACCAATCATTCTTTTCATACTCTACAATATATTGTTTCTCTGCTGCCCACACCTGTAGATGATCTAACAACCCATGATACAAATCTCCTGTAGCAGGGGAGTATAGACGTATAGTTCCATCCCAGTATTTGTATCTAGGATTTCTTTTTAAAAATTTTGCTTCGGGAACCTCAAATGTGAAATAGTCCGCTAATTCTCTATGGACGTATTCCTCATCAGAATGAATGGTTATATAAACCTCATTCTTTTTCTTTACTGTAAGATGTGTCATTACTGTCCATTAACAAATTTCTCCCATTCAATGGCACTCTTAATTTGAAAACCTCTATTTGATATTTGCTTCATAACTTGATCTATAAAGTATAACATCTGTTCTAGATACTTGATCTTTGCTTCTAGGTTGATGATCTCATCATCAGACTCTAGATAGACCTTCATCTTTTCAGTTGTTTTTATATGAGATCCAAATGGTTTAGCAGCATACGTTTTAGCATCTGCTTCACCAGAATAATACTCACGTTTTTCCTTTACTAATTTACGAATTTCAAACTCTAAAGAAGTCTTAATCTGTGATATGTCAGTGTAATGGTTTAAGTATTTATTGTGTTGGAAAGGGATGTCTAATGCGAGTTGCCCTAAGTCAGCACTATATTGTTTATTTTTGAATTGAAAGTCAACTGCGGAGTCTTCCGCCCAGTCTTTTCTTAATTTTTCAAATTTATTACGAAGCGAATCAAAATTCATAAAGGTCGCATAGATTTATCACGAATAAAAAACTGCTGGTGTTTGAATGTAACCTCTGCAGTTATATACTCCACATCACTTATTGTAGCATCAAATTGCAAATTTGTCAGTGATACAGGGAATAAATCTCTAAACTCTACAACAAATGCAGGGTTGTATTGACTAGTAACTATGTGTAGTTGTCCGTCTGTATAGATATCTTTTTCTGGTGTGCTTCTTGCCATCTGATCTGCATTACCATTATCACGCATCCAACTATGGATAGAATAATAGTTTTTAAGATCTTCATCTACAATAAAACGTACAGTAAAATCTCCAAAGCTAACACCACCGCCAGGTATAATAGGCAAACTTCTGAAAGGACTTGATACATCAATACTAGGCATACTGATGTCAGGAACGTTTGCTCCTTGACAAAAGAAATCTACCCCTTCAAACTTTTCCAGTTTAAGGAGGTATCCAATTGGATTTAAGAAGTTCCTATTACTAGGTTGTTCTTTATACCACTCTGCTCCGCCTACAGGCATGTCTATATTCCGACTACTCTAGTATTTATGGGTTGTTAGGATCCATTCCTAAACTAACAAGATACTCTTCCCACCATGTAACCTTTTGCCTTTTCCATAAGGGCACAGGCAATCCTCTTTCTGTATAGTATTTTTCTATAACCGCATCTATAGTTTCTGCAATTTTCAATCGGTTAATCCTCTTCTGTAGAACGTCCATTCGCATGAATAATTTCTTCCAGTTGTTTACGAATAATATTAGCACGTTTTTTGTCACGTATCTCATTCTTATATCCATATCTTCCAGTTAGTATAGCATAACTTTGAAACATCAAAGACAAAACTGAAATTAATATGACCAGTAGTAATATTTTATCTGCTGGTGTCACATCTGTCTCAGTAATTCATCCTTTAATTTATCCACTACATCTTGTATAACACTTACATCAATACCTAAGAATGGTGGTATCAAACCTAGCACTCTAAACAAACCATCAGCAAACAGAGCTATGAATG